TATTTATAAAGAAAAATCCCGCAAACTATAAAGAATTTGTAGTTAATACAAATGGTTACATTAAATATTTACCAATAGATAGAAACACCGCTAGTATTATAACTCCAATTATTGATTTTACATCTAAGTCAATAAGTAATGAATTAAATAATAATTATAATTTGAGTGCCGGAACAAACTATAGAGAGTCTCAACATTTACAAAAGTCAATAAACGCGAATTATAATAATATGACGAAGCAGCAACAAAAAATATTACAATCTGGAAATACTTCAACAAAAAGAAGTGTAAGTGAAACCAAAAAAAAGTTTGTGGCGGCTTCGCAAAACTGGCATTGTAAAGGTTGCCAAAAACAATTGCCTGCTTGGTTTGAAGTAGACCATGTTATGAAACTAGAATATGGTGGTTCCAATGATATTACTAATTTAGTAGCTTTATGTAGAGATTGTCACGGAAAAAAAACAGCATATGAAAATTTGTAAGACTGGTTACACAAAATTTGTAACCGTGAATAATATAAATTTATTAATTTATATTATTAATATTATCTAATAATGACACAATTATTAAAAACAAGTTTTAATACAATTAGTGATTATTCGGATAAAACAGTAAACTTCTTAAAAAATAGTATAAGCATTTCAACAGACGTGTTAATAAATGGAATAAAATTCAAAAAAACAGACTCTTCTCCCAACTATGAATATTTTTACTATAGATACATTAATGTGTTAGTAATTTTATTAGTTTTTGGTCTAGTTTATTATTTAAATAGTTATCACAATCTATTTGGAATAAAAAATACACCTTATGAAATATTAGGAGCAATAATATTCTTCGGCATTGGAGTCTTTTATTTTCTTTTTTTAGTATTTAGAAATAATACTAATAGTAAGATTGATACAAATGAAAGACTAGCAACAGATGAGAGAGACGATGAGGAGAATGAGTTAAGTAAATCAGGTTATGATGCAATTAGTTATAATATAAATAATACAAACATTAAAAGCACATATTTAAAACCATTAAGAATTTTATTCATGTATATTGGACTACTCTTATTAATACTAATAAGTATTATATACATAATCAACTATGTCTTATATTCACAAAAAAATACTAATATGTTTACTATTACACAATCAGTAATAAGTATAACAATTGTAATTGTTGTGTTAGCAATTTTTGCCGCACTATTTTCAATAAAAATGCAAGATTCAAATGACTCTTGTGAATACAGTGATCCAACTAAGTTTATCTTTATTTATGATTATATTTGTATTATTAAAAAAACTATTTTCTTTCTACCTTGTTTGTTAATAATTGTTATTGATGAAATTAATAAAGATATTAAATTAACACCCAGCCCTGTATATTTATTACTTTTTATACTGTTATTATTAATAACATTGCTATTTGTATTGCCTTTCTTATTTAAATATTTTAGAACACTTAATAAAAACAGTCTATTAAAAGGAACTGACCCGTATTATTTAAATGAAATGAAGGTTATTGGTATATATCAAAATCTTAACAAAAACGTTAATTCTACTATTGATATTCCAATACCCAAAAATGAGAGCTCAAGCAATCCTATTATAACAAATCCAATTGACGCATTATTAACTACATTAAATTTAAATAAACAAGAAAATACACTATTTAAAGCATTCGATAGTTCAACAGAAATAGCTCCCGAATCTACAGAAATAACTAAACAAACAAAAGACAATATAAGCGACACAAAAGGTTACAATTTTAAATTATTGAAAAATGATTATAATGGAATATATAATATAAAAACTAGCTTTTATGATCCACCCAAAACTATAAACAAATTTCCATACAATTATACATATAGTATAAGTTTTTATGTTTATATAAATCCACAACCAACAAATACATCAATAGCTTATAATAAAGATACTGAAATTTTTAATTATGCTTATAAACCAGTAATATATTATAATGGAAAATCACAATCTATTATTATTAGATCTAGAACACTAAATAATAAAGGAGATCAGTTAGATACTATATATGAAGGAAAAAATATAAAACATCAAAAATGGTTGTTTTTTGTTATTAATTATTCCAATAATAGTATAGATGTTTTTATAGATGGTAAATTGGTCGGTACAAAAAAAGACGTAACCCCTTATTTTAAAGGCGATAAAGTAACAATAGGAGAAAATGAAGGAATACATGGAAGTATTAAAGAAATAAACTATTATAGTGATATTACAAGTCCATTAACAATTGAGTTATTATATAATTTAACAAATAATAAATAATAATTAATAATTAATAATTAATAATTAATAGTTAATAGTTAATAGTTAATTAACAAATACATAAATTTTTATATTTAAGATTTTATATTTAAGATATTATATTTAAGATCTTTTAATATTTTAATATAATAATATTTTAATATGGGCATATTTAATATTATTATTGTGATAATCTTGATTATTGTGGTAATATGGGGCCTTCGTAATTTATTTTTTAAAACAAATATAATTTATGATGTTATGTGCGATGCTGCTAAACCAGTAGCACTACAAAGTTCTGTTAGTTCATTATTTGTAACAAAAAGCAATATAATAATGGCGCAAGATATTCCAGAAAATAGCTCATCTAATTTCACATTAAGTGTATGGTTTTACATAGATAATTGGGGCAATAATATATCAAACGAAAAAAATATCTTATATATGGCCGTGGATTCAAGTGCTCCAACATTGCCCGAACTAGCTTCAATGTTAAGCGGTCTAAGCACTAAAGTGGAAAAAGATATTAGTTTAAACCAAGTTAAACCTAAAAATATAAATATTGCTTTAGATAAATATGAAAATAATTTATTAATTGATATTGAAACATATTTAGATAATAATGTATCGGGTAGAGCAAGAAGTGCTTTAGTAAATAAAAGAAACTACACAAGATATAAAATACCAAATATACCAGTTCAAAAATGGAATAATTTAACATTAAGTATTGACACAAGAACACTAGATGTATATTTAGATGGAAAGTTACGAAATTCATTTATAATGCATGGATTATATCATAATTTTTATAGCACAAGTGAGAAAAAAAATATATATATAGGAAATATGGCTCAAGGCACAAGCGCAGCAAATAATGAAGGTCTTAATAGTGGATTTGAAGGGTTTATTACACGAATTCGCTACGAAAATGATTCAATAAATCCACAAGAAGCCTATAATATTTATAAAGAAGGAATTGATAAATCATTAGCAAAATCATTATTTAATAAGTATAGATTAAAAGTAAGCTTTTTAGAGTACAATACAGAAAAAGGCAGTTTTGAAATATAATTTATATAATTTATATAATATTATATATTAATATTATGAATCCGCCAGAAAGTATATTTACTAATATTTCAAAAAATATTAATGCAGCTATTCCATATACTGCGGAATCAAGATTAAAATCAGCAAATGAATTTTTATCATCAAATACAATGATAGCAAGAATTACATTTTTGTTGGCTATAATAATTATTTTTTCTTTATTATTTTATGTTGGAAGTAAATTATTATATTACTTTTTTTCACCATCAGAAACACCATTTTTAATATATGGATTAAAAGATGGTACAGAAGGACTAACTATTACACAGTCTTTAGGCGAAAAAGCATCAATCCCTATTTTACGCAGTATAAACGAATATGAAGGAATAGAATTTTCTTACGCATTTTGGATACATGTTAATGATACGGATTATAAAGAAACACTTGACTTCAAACACGTTTTTAATAAAGGATCTTCACCAAATTCACAAGGGGAAGGAGGAACAGGAATATTTGGTCCTAACAATTGTCCGGGTGTATATTTATATAATGGTAAAAAAAATATTAGCGATAATTTGTTAGATAAGTTTCCCCTTTTAGGAATGTTAGTTAGAGTAAATGTTTTTCATAATAATGAAAATAATAACAATACTTATTATGATGATATATATGTCGATGGTATTCCTATAAAAAAATGGGTATGTGTAGTAATTAGAACAACAGCGCAAAATGTGGTTGATATTTACATTAATGGTAATTTAACAAAACGTCATAAATTATCAAATATTATTAAGCAAAACTATGATAATTTATATGTCAATTATAATGGAGGTTTTGATGGCGCCATTTCCAATTTAAAATATTATAACTATGCTATAGGAACTTTCGAAATAAATTCAATAATGTATAAAGGTCCAAATCTTAAATCAAGTAAAAAAAGTAAGCTCGGTGATACAAAAGCAGATTATTTATCAACAAATTGGTATTTTAATAATACAGATATAATATCATAAATTTAAAACATAAATTTAAGACATAAATTTAAGACATAAATTTAAGACATAAATTTAGGAATATATAATGTTATTTCTAATTATATGGTGCTTAGTTTCAACCCACAGACCAGGGACAACTATATTATTTTGACTAAAAATAATATAAACAACCTTAGTGAAGGAGTCAAAATTTTACTAAAAACAAATGTATCTACTGATAATTCTGAATATTTGAGAACTACTAATAGTTTCTTGCCTAGCTTATCTAATTATAGTAATATTATAATATTAAACTACAATATATTTAGATTGAGCGACAGAACAACAGCAGTAAGTAATTGTTTATTAACAATAAATAATATAAAAAATAACATAAAATTCATTTTTACTGATAATAAAAAATTTGGTAAATTAGTATTTATTAAAAATACTAATATAAACAATTATATCTCTGAAAATAATTATTTGTTAGCACAATCCAAAATTACTAGTAACAAATTGTATTTTCATTTAAATTATTATTTTAATAATATTGATACTTCTTCTAATTTTCATAACAATAGTAGTGCTAATAATGCCAATTATGATTATTATAAACTAAATATAAAAGACTATGTATTTAGAGATTCTAGTAATAATTTTTTAGACACAACTAAGGCGGATGGGTATGATATATGTTATAATGATTTAATGTGTAGAATTAAAAGTATAACACCATCAAATGGATTCACTAATTTGTATAGAGATAGTAGTTCCTCTATCTCTAATTTTACTAGATTTAGAGACATTTCTAATATAACATCATTAGAAAGTATTCCTAACACTAGCACTACACCTTTTAGAATATATAATAATATATACAACAAGTACACTATTTATAATAAAAAAATAGTCTACGAAGTTGACTTATATTATAGTGATAACCCTGGTATTATCAAGACAATAAGTTTTGAGACTTTTTTAATTAGAACAAATAATTTTGAAATGGTGAAAAATGCAACAAGCCAGATATTATTTGATACTAGTTCTAATATATATTTTTTAAATGTTCAAGTGTCTACACCAACAAAGCGTATTCGTTTTACTACAAAAGAAGACAACCCATATATTGTTTATTTATCTTTGGGCAATTTTAGAACAGGTCTTATTCAAAGTGATATATATAAACATATTAGTTTTCCATATGATTCAGGTAAAATAAATTTTGTAGAAAATATTAATACTAGCTCTATTTATAATCCACTTAATATCAAAAAAAAATATGATAGTCTTCAACAATATATTGAAAATCAGTATTTATATGATACTGAGTTAGTAGCAAATATACTTTTGAAACGTGTTAGCGCTTATAATATTTTTACTAGTATTAATAAAATATTTACTATTTATTTTAATAACTTATTTGATGTTAATAACTTAAAAAGTTATTATAATGAGTTTAATAATATTGCTTTCACTAATATATCTGGAGGCATTACAAGACCAAATATTAGTTACTTCAATAATAGTGCTAATTATAACATTAATACAATTAGTTTTGAGAATGTAACCATAACAAACCCTAACAATTTAAATACTAAAAATAAAACTCAAACCACTATAGAAAGTTCATCTTATAATCTACTTAAACCCGTTCTTTTAGATGTGAGATTTAACTATGATAGTTATTTTAATACATTTTTTAGTTTTGATGTATTTAATAATAATAAATTAATAAATACTAATTCTATAAGTTTTGAGAGTTTAATTTATACAACACCAAGTCGCGATTTTACAGACGTAGAATGTATATATATATATCATAATCCAGAAACAGATCCAAATCCCCTTTATAGATATCCGTATAATAATATTGAAATTATTAGAGATCCAAGTAATATTGATACAATATCTAAGGCAATTGAGCTTTTACCAGGAGCAAGCACTTCAACATCAAACAGTATAATTATTCCAGAGAAAAATGGTAGTAACTTATCAAGAAAAATGATACAAGGGCTTATTGGATTAAATAATGTTCCAAAGCTATTATCAATTAAACCATATGATGAAAATGTTATAGTAGGTCGTGGTTTTATTAACCAATACCAAATAGATCAAGAATGTATAACCACAACAGAAGACATAATAAAAAATAAAATTAACGCGAATAAACATAGTTCAGCAAAAGATAGTCTAACTTTTACAACCAATAAATTAGGAAAACAAAATTTTGCTAATTTAGTTAGGTCGAATAGACGCAATAGACTATCTCAAGAATGTATAGAAGAAATAAGAGAAGATATAATTAATAAGACACCTTTACCAACACAAGTTAATTATTCTAACATAGTTCCTTATACGCCTCGTTTTAAAATATTTAAAACTGGACAAGGCCATTATTTGTAGTCTTTATAACATCTATAATTTATAACATCTATAATTTATAATATAAATATAAAACTGTTTATAATTATATTATGTGTGGAATAACGTTTATATATTCCAAAAAAACAAAAAATTCATTAAAACATATTTTTAATAGTTTAGAATTAATACAAAATAGAGGATATGACTCAATTGGAATATGTTATTATAATGATTTTACAAGCAAGTTTGAAGTAATAAAAAAAGCATCAACATTAAAATACGATTGTTTTGATTTAGTTCAATCATTATATGAAACAAACGACTTACAACAACAGCAAGTATACAATCAACAATTGTTTTCTAGAATAGCACTAGGTCATACAAGATGGGCAACTCATGGCGGAAAGACTGACGCTAATGCGCACCCACATATATCACAACACAAACAAATTATACTAGTTCATAATGGTATAATAAATAATTTTATGGAAATAAAAGAGTTTTTACAATCTAAAAATTATAATTTTTACAGCGATACAGATAGCGAAGTAATTGCTAATTTAATAGAATATTATATTATAGTTATGGAATGTACTATTGAAGAAGCAATAAAAAAAACGCTAAGTCAGTTAGAAGGAACATGGGCTCTTGTAATTATTTATACTAAACAATTAGACACATATTATGTGACTAGAAAAGGGTCTCCATTATTATTAGGTTACAATAATGATTTTATAATATGTACTTCAGAAACAAATGGTTTTGCTGGCTTAATAAGTGAATATATTCCGTTGAAGGACAATAATATTATTAAAATAAGTAATGCTAGTTATACTAATTTAATAAATAATATGTCTTTATCTGTAGATATAGAGAAAAATAAACCCGATGCTTTAGTTGATTTATCTAATTATACTATAAAAAAAGTATGCTATGAAAATATAGTTGAAAACAAAGGTAATTATAGTCATTGGATGTTAAAAGAAATAATGGAACAACCAGAAACACTACAAAAAGCATATAATTACGGTGGTCGCATTAATAATAATATTATCAAATTGGGAGGATTAGATAATATAAGTAATATTATTAAGTATATAGAATTCATTTATATAATTGGTTGCGGCACAAGTTATCATGCTTCATTAATAGGTGAGCTCTATTTAAATGAAATAAAACAATTTATATGTGTTAAAAGTGTAAATGCTTGTGAGTTTAATGAAAATATTTTGCCTAATATTAAAAATTATTCAACGTCATTGTGTATATTTTTATCACAATCAGGCGAAACTATGGATGTATATAATTGTTTGAAAATTTGTAAGTCCAAGAAATGCCTAACTTTGGGTATAATAAATAAAGTAGATTCGTTAATAGCGCGCGAAGTGGATTGTGGTATATATATGAATGCTGGAACAGAAATAAGTGTTGCTTCAACAAAATCATTTACAAGCATGTTAATAATATTAAGCTTACTTAGTATGTGGTTTGTAAATAATGATTATTATAGTAATAATAATAAAATAGACAATCTTAGAATTCTTCCGAATAGTGTGAGACAACTTTTATATGATATAAATTTTATGAATAAAATTTGTATATTAAAAGATTTTATTATTAACAATTGTGTAACAAGTATATTTATATTAGGAAAAGACAAATTATACCCAATAGCATGTGAAGGTGCTTTAAAAATCAAAGAGGTTTGCTATATCCACTGTGAAGGTTTTAGTGCTAGCTCATTAAAACATGGACCATTTGCGTTATTAACTAGTTCAAATTTAACACTATTATTAATAGATATACATAATACTAAGGATCTAAATAATTTAAAATCAACATATTATGAAATAATTGCGCGAGAAACCAACATATTTGTTATAACAAACTCTCAAACTGTTATAGATGACTTAAAATTAAGTGAAGACAAATTTATATTATTAGTAAATCTTGACTATTATAATGAAATTTTATACATAATAACATTACAAAAATTAGCATATGAAGTGTCTTTAGGTAAGCATATTAATCCAGATAAACCACGCAACTTGGCAAAAGTAGTTTCTGTTGAATAAAAACTCAATTTAATTTGTTAAAAGTCTTAGTTAGTAACCACCGTGGTTTAACATGTCTTTTTATTAACGTTGAGCTTTTATATACGTTTAATAGACTATTTTCTAACATATTTTGTTTATAATAAGTACTAGCACTAGGGATCAATGTTTCAAATTTATGTATATTTATAACATATTCATTTTGTTTTATAGCACTTATTTTATTGGTGTCTTCATTTACATTACTTATTTTATTGATGTCTTCATTTACATTATTAACAATTGAATAATATAAATTACTTATATTATTTAAATTATCAACAAATTTGCCGTTAACATAAGCCAATGGTTCTCTAGTGTTAATTAGTCTGGTGGGATCGTCGTGTAAATGTATAATATTCTTAGAATTAACAGGACAAAATTGGTCTCTATTAATGATTAACGATTGTTGTAGTACCCTATCATTTAAAGCATTGTCTTCTAGTCCCCATCCCCAATTATTTGGGAATCCATTGCATTTTTCAAAATCACCTCCATTTATTGAAACTATTCCTCCTAAAGCAAAAGTAAAACCATAAAAATGTTTTACTATTCCTGGATTTGTTACATAATCAAATATATTTTTCATTGTAGGTAATGTATCAACATCATTAAATACAAAAGTAATATTTTTATAATCATTTGGATATTTTTCTTTCATAACCAGAAAACCAATATTTTTTGTTGCTCCGCGATTGAACATTCTAGAATCAGTTTGATGACTATAATATATTTCATAGTCATCTTTGTTATAGTCTTCCATAATATATTTCATATATATAGAAAAGTGATGCTTTTGTCTTTCACGATCTCTATATGGGACAATAAAAATTAGTTTAGGAACAGTCATCATTTATTTATATTTATATAATTATATAAAAAATTATATAAAAAATTATATAAAAAATTATATAAAAAATTGAAAAGTTATTATAAATTTAAAGACTATTAATTAAATAATTAAATAATTAAATAATATTAATTAATATGACTACATTTAAATGTTTTAAATGTTATGACTACAATGTATTAGAGGAAAACAGTAAAGGAAACCATTATAAAGACAATAAACAATTCATTATTCAGGCATTTGGAATAAATTCATCGAATAAGACAGCATCCATATTTATAGAAAAGTTTTATCCATTTTTCTACATCATGGTTAGCGAAAACTGGAATGAACAGCGAAAAAATGAATTTATGGGACATATGAAAAAATTGGTAGGCAATTATTATGAGGACTCAATAGTTGAATGTGTGTTAGTAAAAAGGCACAAGTTGTATGGTTTCGACAATAAGAAATTACACAATTTCATTAAAATTTCATTTACTAATACTGGTGCATATAATAAATTAAAAAAAATATTTTACGATGATAAAACCAGTAAATCGGGTCAGTTTGAAAGAACATTAAAAGAAGACGGATATAAATATGATGATGATATTGGAACAACACATTGTTATTTATATGAGGCAGACATTCCGCCACTATTAAAATTCTTTCATGAAAAACACATTAGTCCAAGTGGGTGGATAAAAATTCCTTCAAATAAAGTGCGAACTATTGCTAATAAGACAACAAATTGCTCTTATGAATACTCAATAAATTACGAAGATATTTATGATTATAAAGAAAAAGAGACATTAGTAAAATACAATATATGTAGCTTTGATATTGAAGCAAGTAGTAGCCATGGTGATTTTCCTATTCCAATTAAAAATTATAAAAAATTAGCAACAAATATACTTGAAAACTACAATTCGAGTTCCGAAAATTTCAAACTCAATTATGATTTTAATAACTTAAAACGCGAGATTTTAAGTGCGTTTGATTTAACACAAGACAAATTAAGTTATATACAAAAAGTATATCCTAAGAACCCTTCTATTACATTAGATGAATTGGAAATTTTAATAGATGAATTAACATACTATAACCCATCAAAGTCTAATAATACTATAAACAGTGATGAAGTTTTAGAAGGCGCTGACTCAGAATCTGAAAATGAAGATGAAAATGAAGATGAAGAAGAACATGAAGCCATTAATGATGGGGAAACTGAAAGTCAAGTAAAGTATAGCAAACGCAAACCTAAAATTAAAGCTTATAAGAAAGATGCCACATTAATAGAATTAATTAAGGACAACAGCTGTGAATATGCTACAAAATTAGTAAAGCTAGTCGAAGCATTTAGCAACACTAATTTTCCACCATTAGAAGGTGACATAATTACATTTATTGGTTTAAGTTTTATTAATTATACTGAATCTAAACCATATAAGCGTGTTATTATTGTTAAAGGTGGTTGTAAAATTCCAGATAAATATTTATTATGGGCACAAGAAAACAGCGTTATTGTATTAGAGCGCTGTACCGAAAAAGAAGTATTATTAACATTTACAAAAATCATTAATAGCGAAAATCCGCATATTATTACGGGTTATAATATTACGGGGTTTGATTTTGAATTTATGTATAAGCGATCTAAAGAGCTAAATTGTGTTAATGAATTTCTCAAACTTTCGCGAAACAAAAATGAAATATGTATTTCAAATGATTGGCGTGCTGAATATAGAGATAAATTGGCTAAAACTAGTGCTAGCGCTAGCACTAGCGACATTCAGAAAAAAGATTATAAAGACATTGAAACAAATAAGATTGTTTTAGCAAGCGGTGAATATAATTTAAAATTTATAAAAATGCCTGGACGCATTATTATAGATATGTGTGTTATTTTTCGCAAAGAGTTTACATTAAGTTCTAATAAATTAGACTTTACATCAAGCTATTTTATTAGTGACTCTATTAGTAAAATTGCGTTAAATAATGAAAATAATAGCACCAAAATATATAGCAAAAATCTTACAGGTATTAGCGTGGGAAGTTTTATAAAGTTTGACGAACAAGGGTTTAGTAATAATTTATATAAAAAAGGCAAAAAATTTGAAATTATTGAAATTAATAAAGACGAACAATGGTTTGTAATTGAGGGTCTAGAAGAACTGGATTTGGCCAATTACAAATATAACTGGGGATTAGCAAAAGACGATGTGTCTCCACAAGAAATATTTGCTCTTGCTAACGGTTCTGATTATGACCGATGGACTGTTGGTAAATATTGTCTTGCGGATTGCGACAATGTTATTTGGTTATTATTAAAAGTAGATGTGATTACAGACAAAGTAGAAATGTCTAATTTATGTGATGTTCCGCTAAGCTATTTACTATTGCGCGGACAAGGAATTAAATTACAAAGCTATGTTTCTAAAAAATGTGGAGAAAAAAACACGCTTATGCCAGTTGTAAATAAGCAAAAAACAGGCGGAGGTTATGAAGGTGCTCACGTTTTTACACCAAAAACCGGAATATACTTAGAAGAGCCAGTCGCTTGTGTTGACTATAGTTCTCTTTATCCTTCATCTATTATTTCCGAAAATTTGTCACACGACTCAAAAGTATGGACTAAAGAATATGATTTAGACAATAATTTAATTAAAGAAACAGGGGAAAAATCTGAGCATGGAGACTATAGTTACGATAACTTATATGATTTGGGTTATAAATACATTGATGTTAAATATGATACATATAAATATATGCGACCTAGCCCAAAGGCCGCTGAGAAAAAAGTGATTATTGGTTATAAAATTTGTAGGTTCGCCCAATTTCCAGATAAAGACGGTAAAGCTATTATGCCCGCTATTTTAGAGGAGTTATTAGCTGCGCGAAAAGCAACGCGAAAATTGATATTATTAGAAAAAGATGACTTTATGAAAAACGTCTTAGATAAGCGACAACTAAGTATTAAAGTAACAGCCAACTCTTTATATGGCCAAATGGGAGCAATTACAAGTGCATTTTATGAAGGGGACGTTGCGGCATCAACAACAGCTATTGGTCGTAAATTATTATTTTATGGAAGGGCAATTATTGAAGAATGCTATAATGATGTGTTAGTAACATTAGACGATAGAACAATTGTAAAGGCAAAAGCAGAATGTGTATATGGTGATACAGATTCAGTGTTTTTCAAATTTAATTTGAGGGATCCTAATAGCGATGAAAAAATTATAAATAATCAAGCTCTTATTTATACTATTGAACTAGCAAAAAAAGCAGGGAATTTAGCAAGTCAATTTCTAAAAAAACCACACGATTTAGAATATGAAAAAACATTTTGGCCTTGGATATTATTATCAAAGAAACGGTATGTGGGTATATTATATGAAGAAAATATAGAAAAAGGCAAACTAAAATATATGGGTATTGTGCTAAAACGCAGAGACAATGCTCCATTAGTAAAAGACATATATGGAACTATTGTAAATATTATTATGAAAGAAAAGAGTATTATTAAATCAATTAAATTTCTAAATGAGAGTCTTGAAAAATTGATTGCTGGACAATATTCAATTGAAAAATTATTGGTAACCAAATCTTTACGAAGCTATTATAAAAATCCAAATCAAATAGCTCATAAAGTATTGGCTGAGCGAATTGGACAACGAGACATTGGTAATAAACCAAGTTCAGGTGATAGAATGTATTATGCATATGTTGTAAATGCCAATAAAAAAGCACTTCAAGGCGAAAAAATAGAGACACCTGATTTTATTATTCAAAATAATTTGAAATTGGATTATGCTCATTATATTAGTAATCAGATTATGAAACCATTATTACAACTTTATGCGTTAAATTTAGAAAATATGAGTGAATTTAAAAAAAAACGCGGAATTACACTACAATCGTGGTATAATGAAATAGACAAATTGCGAAGTAAATGGCCTGAACAAGAAAAATTTGAAAAAAAACTAGAAGAACTAAAATGTAAGGAAATTAAAAGCCTATTATTTGATAGCTATTTAAAAGAATGTAAATAATATATATATAAATTATATTAGTATTCTAGTAATATATTATATTATAATATATAATAATATATAGTATAATTATATGGTTAATAAATTAACATATAAGTTAATTTCAAATTTTTCACAAAAATTTAATAAAAATAAAACAAATAAAATATTAAAAAATTTTAATACAAAGTCTGACTTTAAAAATGTGTTATTAAAAAGCGATTATCTTCAAGATAAGAAAAAAACTTATACAAATTTAATTGACGTCCAGTCAAAAATTAGTGACCAAAAACAAAGTGGACGTTGTTGGATATTTGCCTTTTTAAATATAATTCGCTATAAAATGATTAAAAAATACAAGTTGGCTCCAGATTTTGAGTTTTCGCAAAATTATTTGTTTTTTTTTGACAAATTAGAAAAAGCGAATTATTATCTTACTTATATAATTGATACTTATGATGTAAGTGTAGAAACTATTCAATCTAATGATAAAATAGTAAAATTAGTACATATATTAGATAATTTAACAGATGATGGTGGTCGTTGGAATGTATTTGTTAATTTAATTGAAAAATATGGTATTGTTCCTAAAACAAATATGGATGATAATTTTCATAGCGCTAATTCAGAAGAACTTAAAAATTTTTATAATGACTTTATACGCAAATGCGCTCACAGAATAAAAACTACACCCAAAAATGAACTTATAAAAAATAGAAATACACTATTAAACTCTATGTTATTAGAATGCTATAAAATTTTGGTTGTGTTTTTAGGAGAACCACCGACTAAAATAACATGGGAATATTACGAAGAATCAAAAGACTCAAAAGAATCAAAGAAGGCTAAAATAATTAAGAATGTTAGTCCATTAGACTTTTATAAAAAATATGTTCCATATAATGCGAAAAATAAAATATGTTTAATAAATTATCCATGTAAAGAAGCGCCTTTTTTTAAACAATATGACATTCAAATGTCTTTTGATGTTTTAGGAGAGAAAAGACGTGGTCTAATAAATGTTCCTATTGACTATTTAATTGATGCGACAAAAAAATCTATTGATAATCAGGAAGCAGTTTGGATTGGTCTTGATATAGACAAGTATATTTCACATAAACATAGTTTTATGGATAAAGAAGCTTTTGACTATGATTCAATTTTTGGATTTAATAATACTATGACTAAGTGTGATTCATTAAATTATAGACAAACAGCTCCCGTCCATGCTATGGTAATAAAAGGTTATAACTTAAATAACTCAAAAACCAATGGATTTCTTGTTGAAAATTCTTGGGGAGATAAAATGTTCGAAAAAGAAGATGATGTGGAATATGATGGAAATTATTATATGTCTGAGTCATGGTTTAAAGATTTTACTTTTCAAATAGTTATAGATAAAAAATATTTACCAAAAAAAATAGTGCCTTTAATAAATCAAAAACCAACAATATTACCCTATTGGAGCCCTTTTGGTGCATTATTACGAAGGAAAATGTAGTTTGCTTATTTTTATATTATAATTAATTATAATATAAAAATTATACTATAAAAATTGATAATTATTATACTATTATTAGTTATACTATTGTTAGTAGGTTCATTATAAATCTAAATGAATAGACTATTAAAAGCTATTGAAATTTTACAATTACATTTGAGAGAAAATAATAATGGCACACATACTAATATAAGCTCTGGTCAGCCTGCTATTTTATCTGAAAAAACGAACAATTGTTATTTATTATATAGTTATTATAATGCTAACCCACATATTTGTAAATTATATAATTTACAAAAGAAGTCCAATTCAAGTTATTGTAAAGCATGTAATAATGATAAGAATTATTTAACACACTTACACAAAGTTGCTTATTCAAAAAAAAATGATGCGCATAAGTTATGTATTGACTTACGAAAAAAATTTGACAAAATAGCCAAACTTGAAGAGTTATATAAGAAAGAATGTGATGAACACTCACAATTTAAAGAGTTACTAAAAACACAACCAACTATTTATATTGACTCAAAAGAAAAACTAGCAAAGTATAATAAAAAAAAGAGTAAGCTACAAAAACAAATAACATTAGAAAATAATAAATTACTAGCTAAACGTGTTAATTATATTATTTTACTTAAAACGATTGATTTATAAAGCAAAAAAACTTTATAAGGTCTTCAATACTAAAATAAAATGTACTATCAGAATCTTGAACGCTGTAAGAAATAATATTGGAATTAGACAATATATTATATCGACAGTTAGGACATGATTGATGCGTAATTAACCACTCGTTAATAGCTTTTGAATTAAAGATATGTCCACAACTATTAATTTTAGTTACTCTATGTTGTGGTAAAAAATCTTCATGTGTTATAGAACAAGAGTCATTTAATGGTTCACATAACGAACAAAAACTACATTCTGTTACATTATTAGTAATAATTGTTTGTAAATTACGCAGAGACAATGCTTCAAAATATTCCAAATTTAAATTTTCTACTATATTAATACTATTTGCTGCGTTATTTGCTGCGTTATTTGCTACGTTATTTGCTACATTATTTGCTACGTTATTTGCTACATTATTTGCTACGTTATTTGCTACTCCATTATTAGTTCCGGCAAATAATTCTGTATTATTTGCCATTAATTGATAATTATTAGCGTGATAATGATAATACATAGTTTCTTGCATATGTCTTATATTTGCACTAGCATTATTTAAATATTCAATACTAGAATTAACTGTTCTTATATAATTATTTAAATAAACCATTGAATTATGTAACATCGTTAATTCAAAGTTATTAGGATTATTCGGATTAAAATTAGGATTGCGATTATGATTGCGATTATGATTATTCATATTATATATAATATTCAATATAGTTAACTATTTAATTAATTATTTAAATATATATAAATATACAAGTATATATACATATATTTATATATACTTAACTACATAATGATGTCTACTATTAATTATAAAGTAATGTCTTCAAATGGCTTACTTAATAAATATAATAATAAAGGGTTAACTGGATTATGTAATTTAGGCAATACGTGTTATATTAACGCATGTATGCAAATATTATCACATTGTTACGAATTTAATGAAATTCTTGAAAATATTAATATAAATAATGATGAAAAATCATTATTACTTTATGAGTGGAAGCAGTTAAAAGACTTAATGTGGACTACTAACTGTGTTATTAGTCCAAACAGATTTATAAGAGCAATACAACATATGGCACAAGTAAAAAAGAGAGAACTATTTACAGGATATGCTCAAAATGATTTACCTGAGTTTTTAATTTTTTTATTTGACTGCTTTCATGAAGGTATTGAGCGTAAAGTAGATATTAATATAGTTGGAACATCAAAAAATACTATAGATGAAGTAGCAAAAAAATGTTATGTTATGATAAAAAATAACTATTCAAATAGCTATTCAGAAATATTACAATTATTTTTTGGAATACATGTATCATTAATTATTTCAAATACTAAGGAAAATAAAATTTATAGTATTACACCAGAAAGTTTTAGTATAATAAATCTACCTATACCACGCGATGCTAATAATTCTAAAACATATACTATTTATGATTGTTTTGATTTATATACAAGTGATGAAGTATTGGAAAATGAGAATGCGTGGTTTAATGAAGCTACGCATAAGAAAGAATCTGTAAAAAAATGTATTAAATTTTGGAGTTTACCAACTATATTGATAGTTGATTTTAAACGATTTGATAATAATAATCGTAAATTAA